CGCATGATACCGCGCACTTCCACGCCGCCGGTCGACCACGCGGAGCCGCCCTCTTTCGTCACGTCCACGCTCAATCCCTTGCGCCGGAAAAGCGTTCCATACTGTTCAAAATCGCCGATATACAACGGCGCTCCGCCCGCCGCGCTGGGTAGAATCGCATTGCCGACTACGTGGATCGGACGGGAAAGCAGCGCTTTTTTCGTTCCGTTCGTCGGATCCGGCTGCATGAGCGGGCGCCCGGTTTTGTCCTCCAACGTATCCAGATAGTTAAAACCGTCCTGATTGGTCAGAAACGAACTAGTAAGAGAGACAGCCGGATCAAGCTTGGCGTTCAAGACTTCTTTAATCATCGCGAGTTCTTTGCCGGACGCCGCCGTTATCGCCGCCGCGTCTAATTCCGCGAGCAGACCCAACAGCAATTGATTTTCCGTTATCACGCTCTTTTTCGCCATCCACCGCGCCAGATAAGCCGTAATATTTTCGTCGCTGTCCTCTAACAGCTCCTCCGAGACGGGAACGCACAGAGTATACTTGTCTACGGTATATTGAATCTGCTTGAAAATCGGTTTGTCGTCCTGCGGAATGGTCGCGTTTTCGCTCGTTTTGGTAAAACCCTTCGTTGGCGAAACGTCGAGCACGCGAGAACCCGACGGCGCGTCGACGGTCTCCACGCGGAAATAATTTGCCAGCGGGTTCAGCGACCGCCGCAGCTCGTTAATACGCGTCTGAACGTCGACGGGAACGAGCAAGCCGCCTTCTTCGGGTTTTCCTTCGGTCAGACCCGCGTTTACAACGGTTCTATTTTCCGAAAAAGAAATAAAATCGCCGCTTGCTCTAGCGCGAATCGCCCGACAGAACGCCTGCGAACAGTCGACCGACGTTCTTACGTCTTGCGGTATGACGGCGGCGCTTTCCTCAGCCTTTATAATTGCCTGAACGCGGCTAATTTCCGCGTCCAGCGCGGTTAGTTTCTGCCGCGCCTCGTCGAAAGCGGTCTGGTCGTCGTTATCGTCCGCCGCTCTCATGCTCTCAATGAGCCGTTTCTTTTCCGCCTGTAAGTCTACTAATTTTTGTTTTTCGTCCATTTCCTAGAACGCCTCCTTTAGAAAATTTTCCGTATCCTGGAACGTCGCTTCCGCCAACGCGATACGCCGCAGGCGCGTTTGATTGGCTTTTTCCGGCTCTGGATGGCAACGTTGGTACGCGTCGCGCAGCCGGACGATATCCGGCGCCCCTCCCGCCGCGTTCATGATAGTAGCGGGCGCGTCGTCCGTGATTTCGTCTATCAATCCCAATTCCAACGCCTGTCGCGCCGTCAAAAACGTTTCTTTATCCATCATGCCGCGCAAAACGTCCCGAGCAGTTTTATTTTTACATTTTTTGAGGTACGCGGCTAAAATAGACTCCGTGACGCTCTCCAATATTTCCGCGCCGTGTCGATGTTGAAACTGGTCGCCGCGCGTCGTCATGCTCGGCAAATGAATCATGATTTGCGCGACCGGGGAAGCCGCCGCGATATCCGCGCCCATCAGCACGACGGACGCGGCGGACGCGGCTAAACTCTGCGCCTCGGCGCGAACCGGCGCCGAAACGCCGCGCAAAATAGAGTATAATTCAAACCCGGCGTATACGTCTCCGCCGGGCGAATTGACTAACACCGTCACCGGCTCGTCGGGCGGTTTATCCCGCAGAGCGCGTCGGCAGTCCGCCGGACAAACCGCGTCGAATCCGAAATGTCGGTATATTTTCGCGTCCTCGTTCGACGCGATAATTCCGTTTAAAAGAAAATTCATTGGTTTTCCGTCCTTTCCGGTTCGTTTCGATTGCGGGACAGCGTTCCCCAATCTTGTAAAGGCACGTAATTCAAAGAAGCCTTGTGCGCGTCTCCGCCCTCTACGTCGGGCATATCTTCCAGCGCCCGGATATCGTTCACGCTGTAGACGCCGATTTCGCTCATGACGCGATAGTAAGCGGCTCTCGCGTTCCAGTCCCCGCGCAGTTCGCCCATCATATTGCGGCGAATTTGCAGCCCGCGCCGCCGTTCGGTCGGCGTCAATAATTTGTAAGTGTCTTCCTGTTCGTGTTCGGCTACGATGGGCGAAAGCGTTTGCTGAATGTATTCGATAGACGCCTGCTCGTTGCTCTGATAGGTCTGCTTGCCCACGCCTAATTTGTATAACGGCACGCCGAACAGCCGCCCGATATCCTCAATGCTCGCCGTTTTCGTCTCGATAAATTGCGCGTCTCGATTGCTGGCGGATATCGGCTTATATTTCAGTCCGAAATCTAACACGGCGATCCGAAAGGCGTTGTCCGCGCCGCTGTGAATTTTCTCCCATTCCCGCCGGATCACGTCTTTTTTGTTTCTTCCGCTTCCGTTATCGTCGTACGACAAATCCTGTTCCGTTTCGAGAATCCCGCTCGGCGCGGCGTTGTTCTTGAAGAAATTTTTTTCATATTTTTGCGCCTGCAAGGCGGTTTCAATAACGGCGCGCCCCCGGCTCAAGTAGCCGATTCCCTCCAGATCGTCCGCGGCGAACGCCTTATAATGCAGGACGTCGGAGACCCAGAATTTCCGATATTCGCCCGTTCGCGGGTTGGTTCCCAGATACCACAGTTTCCCGTTTTCGTCCTGCGCCGGCTGCATATAACCGGGCGGCATAGGAATTAATTCAATCGGCGTTCCCCACTGGTCGCGCAGAATGAGCGCGTAGGCGTTCCCGTAGATAATGCGGCGGCTCTCCATGAGCTTAAAAAAATCGAACGCCGTCAGGCGTTCGGTCGGTCTACAGGACAGCAGACGCATGATCGGATGATCTGAAACGCGTTCTTTTGTGTTGCAGTTCATCAAATAAACGGGCGCTTTCGCCACGCTGTCGCTTAAAATCTCGATGCAGGCGTTGACCGCCGGGAGCTGCGTCGCCTGTTTGAGCGTCCCATAAAATAGAGAATTGTCGAACGTCCAACCGGAGGAATCGTCCAGCGTCAAAAGCTGTTTTTCTTTCTGAGATTGATTAAAAATTCGCTTGAAAAACTTCCCAAAAATCACTTCCGCGACCTCCTACATATGCCAGTCGCCGCTCGCCAGCGCGTCGGCGAGCGTCGGTTTGGGCGCGACCTGAGCGGTCGCGAACGCGATAATCCAGGATACGAGCATATCGATACGCCCGGTCGCACGTTTTTTCGTAGGTTTGATATTTTCGTTACCGTCCGTAATTAGTCGAACGTTTCCGAAACACCACCGCGCCGCCGGGTTCGGGACGTGCAACATCTCCCCGGCTCTGATCAGGCGTTCCAGTTCCTTCATGGGCGGCGAAATGGATAACATCCCCTGCGGGATGGTAATAATCTGCGTCGGCGTTCCCGCCAGCGCGTTGGTCAGCCGCTGCATAATCGCGGACGCGAGCGCCGGATCGAATCCCACCATCCGTAAATTATATTGTTTCGCCGCCTGCATGACGGCGTTAAAAATGTCCTCGTAGTCGATAATATCCCCGTCGCACTCGTGCAGAAAACCTTTTCGGAGCCACGCGCCGTAGGGAACGTGGTCGCGCTTTTCACGCTCCCGTAAGTCGCCGTTCGGTATCCAGCCTCGCAGGAGCGCCACCCATTTCGATAAGCCCGCTTGCGGCGGAAATAATAACGTGAAAGCCGTCAAGTCGTTGCAGGTCGACAGGTCTAAGCCGCCGAAACAGCGCTTGCCTTTCAGAATCGCAAGCGGATTTTCCACGTCTCACTCGGTTTTGTCATATAATGTAACCGGCAGCCAGCCCACCGTATGGACGGCGATCCACTGATTCAGCCGGAGCCACCGGAACAGCCGCTCGGACGCTTCGGACTGTTTCGCCTCTCGCGCTTCGGCGCGAATGGTGGAGAGTTTAACCGTTTGCCCTATGGAAGGGTTGCACTGTTTCCACAGTTCTTCATTGTAAATGTCCAGCGTTTTTAACGCGTCGTCGTCCTCGCAGCGTCCCAGACCGTAGATAATCGGGAGCCAGCGCGGATCGTCGTTATAACGTTCGTCGCGGTTTCCTTCTCGATAACGAAGAATAGAAAGCGCCTTTCGATGTATTTCCCAGCCGACGCTTTTCCTGTCCGGATCGTCTCCCGCCGTGGTCAGCACAATCCAGACCGGCGCTTCTCTCGCGTCCCCGGCGCCGAACGTCATCACGTCCCATAAATCGCGGTTTCGCTGCGCGTGTAATTCGTCGAAAATCACGCAGGAAGGTTTATATCCGTGTTTGCTGTACGCCTCGCTAGACAATACTTTGAGTTTCGAGCCGGAAAGCTTATCTATGATGGTTTTCGTACTGTCCACAACGCGGGAGCGTTTGAGCAGGGCGGGCGAATTTTCCACCATCCACTTCGCGACGTTGTACACGATGCCCGCGTTGTCGCGGTCGGCGGCGACGATGTAGACTTCGCCGTTTTTTTCGCCGTCGGCGAACAAATGGTATACGCCTAATCCGCCCGCCAGCTCCGACTTTCCGTTCTTTTTCGGGATCTCCAAGTATAAATATTGATACTGGCGGACGGGCGCGGCGCGGTCTTCCGGCTGGATATACGTTCCGTAGAACTCCGTAATCGCGTTTCTCTGCCAGTCCATTAAGCGAAACGGAGCGCCGTTAGAACAAGTCAGACATTCTAAAAAATTGCAGACAAATTCAGCTTTTTTCTTTTGAAACATTTTTTTGCGTTTCCTCTCCGTCCCGTTCCGATTCTGATAATAATTGCGCGATAGGGTCTCGCTCCGCCGGATCGTCGGGCTGTTTGGGTAAAACCAGTTTACAGCGGCTCGATATCGTCAGCCCCATCGCGGCGGCGCAAGCCTGACACTGGTCGAAGTATATTTTCTCGATACGCGCCCACTGACCTACCGCTTTTGGGTCTTCGCAGGTATGCACGGCGGAGAACGCCCGCGCTTGCGCCGCTATCCATGACTCCCGACTCATGACGTAACGCGCCAGGACGTCCGCGTCCAGCTTGCCGACAAGCTCCAGTTTAACGAGTTCCCGCGCCAGTCTGGAAAACTCTTTTTTCAGTTCGTCGGGCAGATAGTCCGGTGCTCGAATCTGTTTAGCGGGTTCCGCTTTTACTTCCGAGACCGTCCGGGCTGCGATTTCCGCTTTTGTGAGATGTTTTTTGCCTTTCGCCCGCACGACTTCCACAGGCTGCCTTTGTCCCGCCATCCGCAAATCCTCCTTT